TGGGTGAACACCATGGCTATGGACTCTGTCAACCTCTCGATAAGAAAGGCGTCAGATGAAAAGCCTGATGTTTCTCTGGAAGGTGCTCGCTCTTGATATGGGCGAGCGATGCTTCGTCGACACCACCCGCGACTTTAAAACAGTCGTGGGGCGCACTGAATCTGAGGGGATTGGTTTTCTTACAATCACCCTCCCAACCTATCTCAAAGCCTTCGAAAGATGGCTGGAGATTGGCCACGTTGATCCCACTCTCTTGACCGGTTTCCGGTTGAGAGGAGGGCTCCCTGTATTTCTACGGGGTTTCCTGGATCAAATCTTCAGTGCTGATGGTGCTGTCTCAGATTCTGCATCCCCGGAGGCTGTTCTAGCTATTAGACAGCTGACCGGAGTGTTTGGCAAGTTGTTTCTCCAAGCTTCTGCCGAGAGAACAACTGCTGCCATGCTGCAGTATCTGAAAACCGATGATGAAGTTGAACGCTGGTCATCCGAATGGACTCAGGATGGAGATCCTGAGTTTTCTCGTATGGCCACTTTGCTATTCGGGGATATCTTCAACCAGATCAATGCTGATGTAGCATATGGTCGGTTGATCCCGAGGCATGGTGGCGGGAGTACCGCTGAGAAGATCCTGGGAAATGCAAAATTCTCCCAGATAACTTGGCATTGGCGCCTAGAGGGATTCTTCCCTTCAAGCGACTACCTTCTCCCAAATGCTAGGTATCACTCATACCTAGACACCATCAACTTCGTCGAACTCGAGGACGAGTTGCCCGTTAGGGTCATCTCTGTCCCCAAGACGCAAAAGACCCCTCGCATCATCGCGGCTGAACCCATCTGCATGCAGTACACACAGCAGGCAATGCTCAGTCGCTTTGCGGAATGTATCGCTTTCGATAATCTCGTCAGCAGGTTCATTCCACTTGAGAACCAGGTAGTTAACCAGGTCCTCGCAAGGGAAGGCTCCATTAATGGCAGCCTGGCGACGCTCGATCTCAGCGAGGCGAGCGATCGTGTCCCGAACGCGCTGGTGCGCACGCTCCTCGGGAATTGGGAGCACCTCGACGGTGCTGTCCAAGCCTGTAGGAGTGTACGCGCTAACGTTCAGCTTGGCGACAAGTCCGTGGTAACACGGGAAATCGCTAAGTTTGCGTCCATGGGTTCGGCTCTCACTTTTCCCATTGAGGCTATGGTCTTCTTGACCGTAGTCATGCTTGGGATTCAGAGAGCCGTCGGAAGGCGCCTCCGAAGAGACCATATTATCGGTCTCCACGGAAAGGTGGCGGTCTACGGGGATGACATCATTGTCCCCGTCGACTATGTCGAATCTGTCGTTCATGAACTTGAGACTTTCGGTTTCAAGGTGAACTCCCAGAAAAGCTTTTGGAATGGCAAATTCCGAGAGTCATGTGGGAAGGACTACTATGCCGGCACTGACGTATCCTACGTCAAAATGCGGCAAATGTACCCTGACGACAGACAGGACGTTGAGGAAGTAGTTGCACTGGTTTCATTTTTCAACCAGTGTAAAGACAACTACTACCTGCACACCACGTCGTGGCTCCGAAAGGAACTGCGAAAGCTGCTCGACGGGAAGTTCCCGCGCGTCAGCCGTGAGAGTGCAATCCTGGGCGAATGGGATAACGTTGATCACGACATCTCATCGATGTGCCCTGAATACCACATCCCTCTATCAAGAGGGTGGGTGGTACAGGCTCACATTCCTGTGAATCCACTCGATGGAGAACAGGCGCTTCTGAAGTTCTTCCTCAAACAGGGTGTAAACCCTCTCGAGGACGGACATCTGCACCGTTC